GGCTACTAATTCTTTGAAAAAAACCATTATACTATCAGTATTGCAAAGTGTAGTTAAATTATCAGCCAATGTATAAAAAAAGTATATTTTATGAAAAAAATTGGGTTGAAACAGGATTTCACCAACATAAATTTGCATACATTGGTTAAAAAACTCGCTGTTGATATTATATAATGTTTTTAAAATGTCAATATTGTTTTCTTCAACCAATACGGAAAATTCGCTTGCCATAGCTGTAAACATCTCTTTAGTGCGTATTGAGTTTATAAAAATATCGACCAAATCTTGTAAAAGATTTGGGCAATGAATATAGAAGCAAATTTTGGACAATTGATCGTGATGATAATTAAAGTACTTTATAAAATCTTTGACATTAGAAAATACTACATTTTTCGGTGCATAAAACTCCTTAATTCCATCCTTAAGGCTTCCGAGTAATGCTTCATTTGTAAATTCAGACTTTCTATAAATTTGAATAAGATGTAATAGATCATGATTAAATTGCTCTGAAAAAGGGTATCCCAGGGAAACTTGCTCAATAATGATTCTGGCACATTCTTTATCCATTTTGTGAAAAAACTTGGACAGAAATATATTTTTACTTCGATCTTCCAAGGGTATTGATTTAAATTTTAATATAAAAAACTTGTTCAAATAACGAAAAATAAAGTTTAGACTATTGCAGAAAAATTCATATTTTTCAAAACACTGTAAATACGAATGAATTGTAATATTTTCATCCATTAAAGTTTCAAAATCAACTATGAATTCGGTCAACATGTCTGCATGAATATTATACATTTTAGAGGCTTCATCCTTGCCTACAGACTTATCTTCAAGACATTTTTTATAGACAAAGGTATATAATTCCATCAATTTGGCATTATTCCATTGAATATTTTCATTTTTTAAAATACTGGACTTGAGATCTCGAATCTCACTTATAATTTCTGTATAATTTTCCATCGCTTATTATTTTTTTTTTAGAATTTTAAAAAGTCCATCAATTTTGATTTCTTAAAGAAGAAATTATTGGATTTCTACACATTGGGCAGGTATGATTTCGGATCAACCAAGAATCTACGCAAGTTTGATGGAAATAATGGTTGCATTCCACAATTTTTCTACAGATATCTTGACAAACAAAATTATTTCTACATATACTACACATATTTTCAGCATCTTCTTCATACACAAATAATTGCGTATAACGATTAAGTTCATGCATTTGTAATCCTGTTGACATTGGTAAAGGTTCATAGCCAAAATAAATTTGCACATCTTCGACTTCAGGTGATTCACCATTTCCTCGACGCATTAGATTTTGAAATACGGATTGCAGCATTGATGTCGCTGTAGCTGGAGCAATTGTGCTAGCGGGAGCAATTGTGCTAGCGGGAGCAATTGTATTGGTACCAATGTTTGAGGTTGTTGATGCTTGTGGGCCTGGAGTTTGTACATAACTGGTTCTGGTTCGTCGTGAACGGTTCAATGTTGATTCACTTTCGGGAGAATATACATGAATTTGCAAGTTTGGAAAAAAATTCATTTGTAATCCAAATACTACCTTTTTAAATCAATTCTTGGGGACAAAAAAAAATATTTAAAAAAAATCGTTTTAAAAATAAAGTCATGATCCGATCAAAAATTTTTAGTAAACGAAATGCCGACTTGACAAAAAAAATGGAAGATATGCGTTATGATGCATTTTTATCAGCTGTCATTAACCAAGATATTGAAAAGGTTAAATCTTACATTCGAATGGGTTTATCTGTTAATCGTCGATCAAAAGACGGTGAAGGCTTCCTTGCGATTTGTTGCAAAAATGGAAATCGAGAAATTGCCCAGCTATTGGTAAATAATAATGTTAGTTTGAGTGTTTTGGAGAACAATAATGAATCTTATTTATATTTGGCTTGTAAAAACAATAACCTTGCTTTAGTAAAATTATTTGTAAAATCTAATGTGAATCCATTAATAAATAGTATTGATGATAAAAGTTGTTTAGAATGGGCTTGTCATTACAACAATCGAGAAATTATTATTGAATTATTAAGTCACTGTATATCAAAATCTTATCAATTACCTGAAAACCAATTGCAACAAGTTTTAGTATGGTCCGTTGAAAACAAAAATGTTGAGATTGCAAAAATTTTACTTGACAAGGTAAACTTGGCATCCTTGACAGCCAACAAATGTTTATTGACCATTGCGAAGAACAATCAAGACGATGAAATGATTAGTTTATTATTGTCGCGTGGAGTTGTTCCTGTTGAGACTCCCGTCAGTCAAGTTATAGAAACAGTCGAGGTTGTTGAAACAATCGAGAAGGTTGTAGTCCAGAAAGTCGAGGTTGTTGAAACAATCGTCGAAGAGGTTGTCGTAGAGCCAGTCGAGGTTACAAAAGTTAAAGAGGTTGTAAGCGAGCCCGTCAAAGTTGTTGAAACAGTCGAGCAAGTTGTCGTAGAGCCAGTCGAGGTTGTTCAAACAATCGAGGAGGTTGTCGTAGAGCCCGTTGAGGTTGTTGAAACAATCGAGGAAGTTGTCGTAGAGCCGGTCGAGGTTGTTGAAACAATCAAGGAAGTTGTCGTAGAACCAGTCGAGGTTGTTGAAACAATCGAGGGAGTTGTCGTAGAGCTTGTTGAGGTTGTTGAAACAATCAAGGAAGTTGTCGTCGAACCTGTAGAAGTTGTTGAAACAGTCGAGGTTGTTGTCGAACCAGTCGAAGAGCTTGTCGTCGATGAGCTTGAAGTGGTTATAGTCGAGCCAGTCGAGGAGGTTGTCGAAACACTAATCGAGGAAGTTGAAGAAGTTCAAGAAAACGAAGAAGAAACACCCAAACCAAAAAAGAAAAGAGGTCCGCGTAAGAAAAAAGCAACCTAATTTTTATTTCAACTTAATAAAAATACAGCATTTTACTTATTCGCAACTAAACCCGTCAACCAACTCGATGATTGTATTTTATCACCAAGACCGTCCACAAGCTTAATACCTAATGATTCGCAAATTGGTCTTTCTGGAATCGTATCATTATTTTGATCTCCTCCATTTACAAAATGGGTAATGGGAGGATGAATAGAGGCAATCGTTTTACAAACGGTACGATCAATATCAATCGATAAATGTACCTCATCAACAACTTTTAATGATTCCAAAATTTTTCTTCTTTCAACATCTTTCATAAATGCTCTTCCTTTTTTGTTGGCAGCTTGAAAGTCATTATTGACAATGACAACTAATTGTCCATCTGGTCCGGCAATGTCTTTCGCTCTTGTCAGATATTCAATATGTCCAACATGAATAGGATCGGCGTATAAAGAAGCACACACTCTTTTAATGCTCATTTTTTTTCTACAATAAAACAATTTATTTTTTTCAAATTTGTAATTATTTTAATGCTAGGCCTTATTTAGATTTTATTGTGACAATTTTTGATCTTTTACCTCTGTATGAATTACAATAATTATCCAGAGCACGATGTGCAAGCCGATGTTTCCTTCTCAGGGTCCATGCTAAAATTTTGTGAAGATATTGGTGCTCGTGTTCGTAAATAATAACAACCAGTCTTGAGCTCCTTTTTCCATCCATAGAAGTGTATCTTGGTAAGTGTGCCTAAATCTGGCTTTCCTAGATAAATATTGAAACTTTGACTCTGATCAATAAACATTTGACGATCCGCCGCCATTTCAATCAAATGTTTTTGTGGAATTTCCCACACTGTCTTGAACACATCTTTGATCATCTTGGGAATCTCCATATTCACAATACTACCCTTGTCCAAAATAAGTGCTTGTATATTATGTTCTTTCCACGCATTTGCAGATTCCAAAATATTCCGCAAATGCTTGTTCATCACATAAAATTCTCCTGCGAGTGTTCGGCGAACATAAAAATTACTTGTCAAAGGTTCAAAGGATTCCGTATTTCCCAAAATCTGAGAAGTACTTGCTGTCGGCATTGGCGCCAATAATAGCGAATTACGAACACCCGTGGTAATAATCTTTTCACGCAAAGCGTCCCAATTGTACCCACAACTTAAATGCTTTTCCTTGTCAAATACCGACAAGAACTCAAAATGAAACTTTCCTTGACTGAGTGGACTACCTGGGAAGCTTGTGTAGTGTCCGTGAGTAAGTGCGAGCTGGTGTGACTTTTTCAACGCATAGTAATACATTGTTTCAAATATTCGCCTATTCAAGTTTCTAGAGTATACAGAATCATAGGGTTCCAACATGATCATGAATACATCCGCAAGACCTTGAACACCAATACCAATAGGGCGATTCTTAAAATTACTGCGTTTACATTCCTCCAATGGATAATCATTCTTGTCAATGACAATGTTTAAATTTTCTACCAACGATTCTACGATGGTACCCAATTTTTCAAAATCAAAATCGGGACGCAAATAAATCTCCCAAATTTCTTTAAAACCACCCACAAACGCTTCGTCTTGATAAATAATCGGATAGGTTGTCTTTCCAATCAAACGCTGAGACTCGGCACTATTCAAATGTTCCTTGTTACTTTTGTACACATACGGAATATTTTTCTTATCCAACAGGCTTTTGACCAAATCGCAATAAAAACATCCCTCTTTTCCAAATATCCAAAAATCCAAATTGGATGTAAATTTCTGCTTTACGCATGAAACCAAGGAAATACTGGCCAAATTACATACGGCATACTCCTTGTTGTCACTATATTCAATAATCTCGCAACACAGATTGGAACTGCGAATGGTTCCAAGATTTTGTTGATTACTCAAGCGGTTACAAGTATCTTTATAGAGAATATACGGCGTTCCCGTCTCAATCTGAGATTTTAATATTTCAAACCAAAGTTCTCGCGCCTTGATTTTTTCCGTGTATTTTCCATCGGTAATATAAGAATGATACAAGTCTTCAAATTCTTTACCCCACACATTCGAAAGCCCTGGAGACATATTTTCCGACATTAAATACCAATCATCATCTGTCTCAACCCGTCTCATAAACTCATCAGGCATCCAAAGTCCAAAAAACAAGTCTCGCGCACGATCTTCTTCGCTTCCTGTATTACGTCGAGCCATAATAAAATCATAAATATCACTATGCCATGGTTCCAAATACATGGCAAAGGCGCCCTTTCGCTTTCCACCACCATTATGTGCAAGTCCAAGTACTGTTTGGTAGTTGTGTTCCTTATCTACGACTAAATCATAAAGCAAATGTTTCGTATCTGGCTTGGATTCGATCGACAAAATTTTAGCACTTTTATCTAGACATCCAATACGATACTTGAGGAGGGAAAGTTTGGGGGTATCTCGTTGGTCTGGTGATGCATTATAAGTGTATCCTTCCAAGAATTTACGCACTTTGCTTAGCGGTGCCAGAGCAAATTCAATTGGGAAATCGCCTGGTGTCAGGGCAAAGAAATCGATAACACTTGGTCCGTTGGCTGAATTATACAAGTTCATATCGATAAACAAGTCCATCTTTTCATTATTGGTATTTGCGCGTGGTTCAAAGCGAAATGCTTTGGGAAAAGTTCGGTTCAAAAAATAAGTCAGACGGCTGATAAGCGATGCGTCATTTGGTGGAGATAGCATCCATATCATATTTCGATAAAAAACTAGATGGGAATACAAATATCCAAGTACAAAGCATTCTTCCTCATAGTAAGGAATATCTCTCGCTTCGGGTTGAATATAAGTCGGTTGAAATCCGTACCCAGCTTTTTCAACAGGCAAAAATT